TCAAAATTCTTGACCGATCCACCAACGCGCTTGGTTGCATAAAATTCAACATTGGGTTTCGAGCTATAGGGATCGCGGAGCATACGGACACCGATGCGATCAACAATTTGATAACCAGCTCGGAAGTCAGCGAATACAACCGAAAGGCTGTTTGCTGCAACCGATGCCATATCATTCAACTCAACAACTGGTTTGCCCAAGATCAAATCAGGCTGACCAGCTTGCAAGCTTGGTTGCCACAAATATTGACCATTCAAGTCTTTCAACTTTCGGACAGCCGTGAAAACTTCACGTTTCATTCCGAAAGATGCGTTGGCTCGATAGACTTGTTTCAAAGATCCTTGGAGATCCATGATGTCATCAAAGCTGATCGCGAGCGATGCAGCAGTTTGGACTTGTTGGACTTGACCATACGAAGTGCCAGCAGCATAGGCCGCGAAACCTTTGGGTTTGCCAACGCCATCACCGGAAACGAAAGCCGTATTTTCATCGCGTCCCATTTTCTCAGCGATCTTTTCTGCGAGCCAGCTCTCGATGTTGACAGCCGAGTCATCCAAAAGCGTTTGAGTTGCAAGCGGTTTCGCATACAATTCATGAGCCTCGATGATCAACTTGTTTAGTTTAGATGTGTCAGTTGCCGGACGAGCTTGACGCTCACCAACCCAGCCAGACTCGATCTGTCCAAGATCTTCGATGATCTCAAACTTTCCAGAGCTGATCACTTGCACAGAGCAAAGAGGTCGCAGAGGCGAAGTTTCAAAAGCAAACTTCACGATCTCAGCCGACATCTCAGCGGGGACGAAATATCCACCATCCGGATCAGAGCTTGAGAAAAGATCCTTATGCTCTTGAGCATTGATCTCGACGCCTTTTCGGATGAAAGAATTAAAAGAGTTTTTGTATTTCAATTCTCCATCTGACAAAGTGTTTCCACCAGCCGAGCGAGTGCCACGGGCCATAGCGGTTTCAATCGCCTTGACTTGATCGCGGCTTGCATCAAGAGTTTTCTCGATCTTTTCGAGTTTCTCTTGCAGCTCTGCGCTTGCTGCGCCTTTTGTTTTGATTTCTTTGATAACTTGATCGTTTGTTTTTTTGAATTCTTCAAAGCTTGCGCCAAGAATTTCTACTGCTGATTTTTCAGACATATATTTTCTCCCTTTTTATTTTATGTTGCCATGAATCTTGCAATTCGCTCAATCTCGGCGATCACATCTGATTGGCTTTTTGCATCCGGATCAGTGATGTCATCTGGCGCGGCTCCGAAACGGAGTGCATCCTCAATGAGTTGTTGCATTGAAATCCCAAGCTCCTGAGCTTTTGCCCGGACTGCTTGAGTAAATTCCTCTTTGGTGTTTGCTGTGCCGAAATGTTTTGCAGCCATGACCATGGCCTCAGTATTCATCGGGAAAGTCACGATCGAATATTCATAGAGCTTGATCTCTTTGAGCTGTCTGATCAAAGGGTTCTCTTTCATCGGCTCGGCTTTCACGGTTTGGAAACCGATGGAAAGTCCCATGCTGGCTCCCAGATCAACGGCTCGTTTTGCGAGATTCCATTTGATGCGGCCATCAGGATTTGTGAGATCGATCTCACCCTCAACGTAGAGTCCTTTTGCATCCTCCTCAGCTCGAATATTCCAGCCGATTTGTTTGGAGGGATTGTGATCTGCAAGGATGGGGATGGATTTATTTTCGGAGATTGTCTTTTTGAAAGCTCCCTTGACCACCATGTCACCACCGAGATCGACATTGCCGAAAGTTGACGCATATCCCCGGATCATTCCAGTCGCTCCACCAGATGCCTCATCGGTTGCTTTGATCTCAAGTGCAAAAGTCTTATGCTCGAATTTCATCTGATTGATTTCCTCTCATTGATGGTATCAACTGAAAGGCCGCCGGGAAAGCTGACCTTGATTTTTTTGGCACCCTCAGTGATTGTGGCGATGAAACTTTGCTTTTCACCAACATTCAAACCTTGGATCTCGAAGTCATCAAGAGTCACCTCGATCTCTCCCTTGGTTGAGTCCAATAGTTTGACTCCACCTTTTGTCAAAAATTTGGTCAGGACTCTGTCTCCCAGATAGGGAAACGCAACGGAGATATCATCCGGATTCATCGCCATCTCGTTTCCGAAACGGCCAAAAATTTTAAGCCTCAATGTCTTCATGTCCCACAATAAATCCCTCTGCGAAAGTTTCATCCATGGCCCAGCCGATCACCCATTTGACCTGCTCAACTGCTGGCTTTCCATTGAATGTTTCGGAGACAATCTCATATTCCATAACGAGCTGACCATTTTTTTCAATGACATACTGCGCAAACACATGAGAGCTTTCCGGCATTGGATAGGATGTCGATGCGTAAAAACCATTTTGAAAATGATTGAGTCTCACGCGAGCGAGTCCGGCACCGGATGGAGCGATGATGTTTGCATAGACTTCAAGATCATCACGGCCATCTGAAACTTGGAGGTTGAGAGGGATCGGATCCCCAAAGGTCACAGTCTTTGATTCATCAAAGCTCAAGACTTTTTTAGTCTCCATATCTTGCATTGTATCATTAGTCTGCATTTTCAAGGAGACTCCCATCCAAGATAGATGCCGATCTGGTTTCTCATGAATCCCATAAATTGAGCAGTCAAAGCATGATAGTCCTCTGACTCATCATCCGGAGTTGCGGCTGCAAAAACAAAATATGCCGTTTCAACGTCTCCAGAGATCACGAGATTCATGGCATCGATGACAATCGTTTGACCAACAAGAGGCGAGAATACAGACATGGCGTTGGCCAGATCTTGAGTCACAACAATCTCCAAAGCTCTGATCCGGTGATGTGCCCAAAGACTTTGAGCGAGATTCATCCCCTGACCTTGATTGAATACTTTCAAAACAGCGGTGAGCTTTGATGAAAAATCACGGGCTGCATTGTCAGTTGCGAGCTGTGCTGTCTGTGTCTCATTCAATTCAATGTGATTCACAATATAATCAGGGAGAGGATCTCCGGTGTGAGCTGTGATGATTGCATCCAAAAGAGTTTCATCCGACTCGCTTAGAGCTGATTCAAAATTCACCGACAGAGCAGATCCATAGAGTGTGAGAGATGTCAGATCGGTTGCGATGGATGAGTCGTCAATCTCTTTTGTCAGAGCTGGAATGTTGCATGGTGATTTTTCAAAAGTGTATTCCATTTTATCCCAGCCTTATCAAAATTAAAGTCCTTTGGTTTACTGTAAGCGTACTAGCAGAAATCTTTACCCTTACGTCACACGTTTCAGCTCCATTGAAAGCAGCGACAGTCATTGTTGTGTGAATATAATTTTCACCTGAATTTGGGATTGTCGTAGCCCTAATCGAATCAGAAATTGCGACTCCTGCTTTGTAAATTGTTTGCGTCACAGTCCTGTTATTGCCTGATGTTATTGCAGAGCAATTGTGCCAAACGGAATAAGTCCCAGCTTGGGGAGTTGTAGTATAGGATGTGATCGCCACGTCAGTTGTTGAGCTTGTCACAAAAGCAGTGCTGGAAACAATAGTGTAATTTAAAATCCCTGACGCGAGAGAGCTGACAAACACTTGCCAGAAAATCCAAACTCCAGCCGCCGTGGACGCGTCTTGCAAAGTGATAAAACCGATTGAAGTTTGAGAGAGAGTGAAAAGAGTCGCTCCACCGTTTGTTTTGATGGTGACGTTTTGAGATGACTGATTCACGATCTCAAACTTTTCGCCCTTGATCATAGTGAGTGCGCTGGGCAAAACAACTGAATATCCCGTGGCTGTGCCAGTCAGGACTTGGAGTCTCGCGCTCCCAACTGTGAGTGTCTTGGTGCCATTTAAAGTTGTCGCAGTTGTCTCGAAAGTCACAACAAGAGCGGGAGCCCAATTATTGACCCCCGCTCCGATCTTTGAATATTGTACACCTGTGGATGTGTCGATTGCTTGGTCCCCAACGTTTGCAGAGAAACCGCTCCCAAGTGCTGGGTTTGAATCCAGCTCATAGAGTGCAGTCTCATTGATAGTTATTTTCCCAAGCTCGACAGCCATCTAAAATCCTTATCCTGAGATGATTAAGATCTTGGAGTGAACGCCCCAAGAAATGTTTCGAGCCGCAACGCCAGTTGCAGTTCCTCTGATGTTTGCTCCGTTCGCAGAGAGTACGAAGTTTAATTGGTTCACGATTTCGTAAGTGTAATCAGTTTGTTGGCCAAACATTACTACGGTTCCACCGATATTTTGACCGTGGCAAGTTCGCTGATAGGATGCGCCGTCTCCAACAACTCCAGTTGCGCCGCCAGTTTGAAGTGCAACTACATCGCATTGAACTTTCGCGTTACAGTCGTCAGGAATTGCAATATCGAAGTTTGCTGACGCCGCTCCGACTGTGGCAGCTCGGTGCATCCGAGTGACATGAATCAATTGAGTCGCGCCGGGAGAGAGCGCCTCTTTCATGAATTCAGCTCCAGAAGTTGTTGAGGCAATCTGCAAACGTCCACCCAAAGATGCGTTGAGTCCTATCAAAAGGGCTTGAGCAGCAGCAGTCGATCCAACTGTGCGCATCAACTCAATGTTGTTTCGGATGAAGATTTGATCGAAGTTATCAATGGTACCGATTTCTTCATTTGCTCCAACGGTATTACCGCCGAGTTTCCAGTCAGCATTTTCAGGAGTGTCGATCTGAGCCCAAGCAGTGTCGGCGGCTCCCGTCTTGATGTAGACCTCGCCAGCTCCAGCGTTATCAAACATTGCCAGTGATCCGATGGGAGCCTCAAAGCCAGCTCCAGCACTGGGCACTGCATCGACCTCGACAACTTGTTTGTGATTCACGGTTATCATTCCAATTGGTAAAGCCATTTAATATTTTCCTTTCGTTATACGGTTGAGACTGAAAGGGTACACACGCGCCCTTTCCAATTATGCGTATCGGAATTTGTTGCCCTCACTTGAATATTGACGCTTGTGCCACTTATGACATAGCGCACATCAAATTGATTGTTTGTTTCAAGGGTGTGATCTGAATGTGGAATTTTGAAAAGCGTTGCGACTGCTGACTCATTCCACGCGAGTGCAGTTCTTTTGAATGAGCAATGCTCGGAGCCATCAGCTTTCCGGCCAACGATCTCAGCCTTGATTTGATGGGTTGAGTTTAGTCCCGTGGGAAAAGAATAAATAGTCTGATAGGCGGCTGAGTTTGTGACAAGCTCAACGGCCTCACAGACCTCGCCAATTCCCTCTCCCGTAATTCCCTGTGGGCCTTGAGGCCCTGTGAATCCAGTTGATCCTTGAGGGCCGCGATCTCCCTTGTCTCCCTTTTGTCCTCTGAGAAAAACAAAATCAAAAACGGCTTGCTCAGGAGTCCCGACATTTGTGACACTGACACGATCACCGACTGAAACTTTTCCAACATCAATCGTCGCAGCTCGGCCATCGGACCCATTTGATCCTGTGTCACCGGGGGCTCCCTGTGGCCCCTCTTTTTTTCTATAGCCTGAGTTTGCCACTCGATGCTGACCTCAGCCTTATCTGCGTTTCGGCGGTACGAAAATGACCTGACAACGACAGTTGATGACTTGTGATGCCGGAGCGTCCGGATCTCCAGGAGCGTTCATCAGCGTTGGCGAGTCTCCCTCTAATGGCACTGCAAAAAGATCATCGATGGGGACGCGTTTGCCATCCATCACATAGTGATCAGCCTCTCCCATTCTTGATCCATCGCGAGTCCGATCGTCTTGGATCGAAACCCATTCCTTTTCCAGTCCCTCAATCTCCATGGACTCAGCGGCCTTGAGGGATCCTTGTTGAGATGCGATGGCCACCTCAGTGCGAGCGATGGTCATAGCTCGCCCGGCTGAGAGCGTGGACATCTCAGACTGGAGCGCGTTTCCAATTTCAATGTTGGGCTCACCGTTTCTGATGCCAGCCTCAACAATGTTTTTGATTTTTGCTCTGGCCTTGTCAGCGGTGGTGCCTTGGATGTTGCCGACATTTTGAGCTGTTTGTTTTTTAATAAAATTAGCGAGCCATGAATCAAACCACTCATCTCGTTTTGTTTCGAGCGTGATCCCCATGTCTTTGGCGGCTTGGAGGATTGGGAAAGCAAACTCCATTGCAATTCTTTTTAAATGTTTTTGAAATACTTTCTCAAAGTCATCAGTGTGATCAGCGATGATTGAGGCGGCTTGCATCTCAGCAAGTTTCATCTGGTTGGTGGTTATCTTTCCAAAAGCAGAATTCATTTTGTGAAACACATCCTCAAGATCGAGTTGAAAAGCATGAGTCATTGAATCTTTTCTGCGAGCGGCTGTGCGAGCGGCTTTTTTCTTGTCAGCTCTTGTCACTAGGTTAACAAGTTTCATCTCATCGAATAGACTTTCAGTGTGAAAAGACTTTTCTATTTGATCAGACTCAGCCTGATCGGGCTCCTGAGTTTCCCCTTGATAGCTGGGCTCAGCGTCTTGAGTGGGCTTTTCTTGATCAATTTCGGTTTGATCTGGTTTGGCTGCTGGATCGTTGGGATCCTCAATGGCCGCCGGATCAGATGATCCGATGTCGGACGCGACAAACACATCACCACCATCGATCGGCTCAAAGCCCACAAGCTTTCGGCGCTCATTGATCGTGAGAAAATCTTTTCCCTTGTTGGCGGTTTCCATTTTCATATCACGTTTGATGGCCATTGCATCAAGACAGTCTGGATCGTATTCAAGGACAAGACCCTCTCCAAACATTGGGACAAGCCAGCGTTGCAATTCATCTCTCAAAGTGCAGATGAGAGGGATCACGGTCTCCTCATAGAAAGCAAGACGCGCCTCTTTCAAGTTTGAATAAGTGTTGTCTCCTGAGATGTTTAGGAGCAGAGGCGGGACTCCGAGCGCGAGAGCGATCTCTCTTGCTGAAACATTTTTTGCGTTGAGCCAGTCCATGTCCTTTGGATTCATGCTCATCTGAGTCCAAGAAAGTCCACCCTCCAAGAGCATGGGACGGCCAGCGTTTTTCGCGCCGGAATAGAGGTCATCAATTTGAGATTTCATGTTTCCAAACTGCTCATCGGTGAGTTTCCCGGCTGGATTCAGCTCAGTCATCTCAACCATCAAAGCACCAGAGGGACGAGCCTCTCTTTGGAGGAGAGACAAATTCCATCGGCCAGCATTGTTGTGCTGATCGACTGCAAGAAAAGCGGCCTCCATCGGGCTCATTCCATACCAGTTGTTGATGGGGTTGAATAACTTCATGTGCATGATCGCACAGCGGCCAGTCACTTGATCGACTGGGAAAATGATTTTCTCACCTGATCCATCGGCTTGGAATTGATAGCCTGATGGGAGTCCAATGGATCCGGGAATGACTTGGACATAGTCAGGTCTGACAGGCCACAGCTCTTTGTTGGCTTTCGCGTTGTATTCAATATAGGAATTGCCAGACATCAAAAGGAAAGCAAAAATATTTTCATAAAATTGCTTTTGACCCATGGTGGGATTGGGATTTTCCAAGAGATCCAAAAGCTCAGACTTTTCAACCTCGACATTGCCTGATGGAGTTTTTTTGTACAGCTCCCAATCAACCTGAGCCGCGCATTGAGCGGCCAAAGAGATCGCTCGATAGACAACAACGTTGGTGTTGTAGCCCTCGGCGGCCATCGCCTTATAGTTTCTCGCGGTGTTTTTTGGAGCCCCGATCTGACCCACCACCATTGCTCGTCGAGTTACTGATTCTTTTTTATTTAAAAAGTCA